AAGAAATCTACAAAATTATAATCAAAGGAAGGCAACGGAAAGGACAGATCCACGGTACCTTTATACAATATAACGTGTAGAGCAATGGCAAGTGTACAATTCCTCCGTCCTGTCCTATGTCATAGTTATCTGTTTACGTCCAACAAATAGAGAACAGTTTAAAGTTTGCCATACCTAACCAGTATGGCCTTATACTCAAAGGATTAACCTCCTGAGATAAATATTTGAGTGCCCTCGCTCGGAATGACTGGGGGCTTTATACTAAACCCTGGGTCGGGATGATGTCCGTTAACGTTAGTGTCCGTTTGATAGAAACCCTAAGCCAACAGACCGGGTTAGTAATGCTTAATTGCCGAAAACCACAAGTCGGAGATAACAAGTTGGCTCAGGACACTTTATAATCATTAATTATCGGGGGATAAGTTCAAAAAACTAAAATGGGAGCTGAAGATTTAATACCAATACGAACCAAAGAGAGAGCTAAAGAGCTAGGACGTAGAGGAGGACTTGTCAAATCTGCTGCTAAATCTAGGGCTAATAGTCTTAATGCTAGGGTACGTTGGATAAAGAAGTTAGCTAATGAACAGAACTTAGATCCCACAAAGAAAAGCGTTAATATCCAAAATTTATCTAATTCTATGAAAAAAATGAAAGACTTCATTATGGATTCTGATATGGCTGCATCCGATATTTATCTATGGCTCAAGAAGATAGAACCAATTGCAGAAAAAGCCCAAGACCAGATTTCGTTAGGTAAGGCTTATATCGATTTGCATAGACAGATACATGGCCATAAGATCAAAGCTGATATCAAAGAAGAATTAACACTTAAAGGTTATGTTGGTTTTACGCCCGATGATTGGGACGAAGAAAAGGTAATTGATGTATGATGAAAATTCCGCTATTTGTTAATAAGCTATTGAGAAAGAATGTACCTGTCTATGATAAATACGCATATTTCAAATTAGCATATAGTCGTGGTGCGAACCAACTACAGATATTAAGGGAAATAATGGCTGCAACTCCCGAGCTTATTATTCTGTTTGGGATTACTAAGTTTGATTTCACGCAACAAATAATGGAGAAAGTACCTACATGGTTGTGGGCGTTATTGCTTGCCATGTTCTTATTCATTGAGAAGTTTATGACATTCTATGTTGGGCATATAGACCTTCAGAATAGGTTAATGGATAGGGATATCTCGTTATCTAATAAATATAATCCTGAGATACAAAAATTATTAAAAGGGGGGAAAATAGAATGACATTAAACGTACAATCAGATAGAACCGCGTTACTTTTCATACGTGATAAGAAAGAACAGCATGAAATAATTATCAATGTCCCTAAGTTTGTTGCTAGAAAATTCGATGCTAAGAAAAACAAATACACCATCATGTTTGACTGTGACTTAAACAAGTATGAAAGAATAATAAAGCATAAGATTAACAAAGATATTCAAGAAATGTATCTAACCATATCCGATGATCCTAATGCACATTTCTATCCTTCAGGTGGGCTCAGTATGGGTTATATAACGATAAACTTCGCAATAATAAAAGCTAAGTTATTATCTAAATCACCCGTAGTTATAGAGACAAATACGCTAGATTACTTTAAGCATAAGTTATATCTTCCTCCTAGGATTGCTGATGATACGGCAGGTTTCACAGGGCATAATGCGATAAATGTATTATTTGATTTTAATCCTAAGATTCTTAGCATGGCTGAGACGACATACCTATTTAAGCCAATTCTTACTGACGATGTTAAGATAATATCGAAGATAAAAGGGTGTGATGGTAAGAATTTATTTTCTTATTTCAATTTCAAACCTACGAGTGTTTTTAATCCATGCGTAGTGCAGCATAATGAATTCGAGACAGCCGAGGATTTAAATAAAATATATCAAGACACTGTGAAGCAGTTTCTTAATAATAAACCAGGGGTGGATCTTAATGCAAAAGATATGCACTAAATGTAATTTCGTATATGAGACTGAAACAAAGTGTCCTGAGTGTGGGTGCATAACATTCAATAAAGATGAAGTGAAAAAGAAACCCAAACCATTTATAGTATTCGGAGGCGGTATGTGATGAAAATATGTAAAAAAGCATTAGAAAGACTTGAAAATGAAAAGTTGATTCAAAAATTAAAAAATCAACTTATATGTCCTATGTGTGCTGAAGATTTAGAAATGAACAACATAGGTTCACAACACGTTCCTGAGTGGGAATATAAATGTAAGAAATGTGGTGTTATAGAATGAAAGCTCAGATCAAAAAAGAATATTGGGAAAAATACATCAAAGGAACTTCTGATGCATTAGCTTGGACTCATGATTGGTGTTATGAAATTGTTAAAATATCAGATGATCAAATTACACTGAAAACAATAGTTACGAGTGCAACAATTAATTTAATTGGAGAACGTGAAGATGGTGATTCAGTTACCAGGAGAAGAACATTCAATAAAGACGATTTAATCATGGGGGATTAATATGAAAATAATTGATAGAGTTGATATGATGACATATGTAGAAGGAACAGAAGCAGATTGCAAAGAGTGGTTATGGCACAGATTCCGAACTCAACCAGGTAATTTCTATCGGTTTAAATTGGTGTTCTAAGATGGCGCACTTACTATTCTTTAAGATGTGTCCTAGTTTTGTAACAGGACCTAACATAATGAAAGGCAACATGGAAATAACAGACGAACTGGTAGATAATATGAAAATACCGTATGATGCTGTTAGAAAAGGTTACAACAAACCCTTGACTTCAACAATGCAATTCAAGAACATACGAATCAAAAAGGAATGCATCAATAAATTAGCCAGCGTTCTTCATACATCGATCCTTCTTAATCCGATTGATAATGATATGACACTTAAACGAATTTTATTCCCTGTATTTAATAAGAATGATAATCAAAGAGCCACAGTTGGTTCAATGATTCAAGTAATTCAATTATTATCAAAATGGATTAATAGAAGGAAAACATTGTCTGTTATGTTTGGTTTAATAGGTTTGTTTGAACTATTGATAACTCATTCTTTTGTTAATTTTATATTATTTATATTATTTATATTATTTATATTGTTTCAACCAATTCAACAAGTTGGATATCTTAAAAACCGTGAATCAGATCGTGGACGTGGCATTGGTGGTTCAGGAGTTTGGTCGTATAATTTTATATTTGGACAATTGAAAGATATTGACAACGGGAATGGTGAGGAACTTTAGATGGGTGCTGTAATAAGTAACGTCTTTGAGCCTTTTCCTTGGCAAATACCTGCGCTTAGAGATAAGTCGCCAACAGTTCTTTTAACAGGTGGAGCTGGCGGTGGTAAATCTCGATGTGCCTATGAAAAGCTCCATGCTTATTTAATGAAATATCCTGGAGCTACTGGCTTACTTCTTAGAAAAGATAAAACATCACTAAGTAATTCCGCATTACTTGCAATACAGTACGGTGTTATGAATAATGATCCTAAAATAAAGATGATTAGATCCCTTAGTAGGTTCGAGTATTGGAATGGTAGTTTTCTTTGTTGGGGTGGCGTATACGATGAAAGACAGCGTGAAGCTCTTAAATCCATAGGTAAAGAAGGTAATGTTGATTTCACATTAATGGAAGAAGCAAATGCGTTTTCTGAAGAGGATTATAATCTTATTTTAACAAGGATGCGTGGTACTGCTGCACCATGGCGACAAATACTGCCGTGTACAAATCCAGACCATCCAAAACACTGGATAAAGAGAAGACTCATTGATGGCAAAGAAGCATCTGTCTATTATTCTAAAGCTGCAGATAACCCTAATAATCCTGCAGATTACATTGCTAGTTTAAACAAATTAACAGGCGTCCAGAAAGAACGTATGGTATACGGTAAATGGGTTCGTGCAGAAGGAGTTATCTATAAATCGTTCAATGAAGAGAAACACGTTGTTAATGATTTTGGAATTTCTATACAAGATTATCAACAGATAATATTTGGAGCTGATGCTAACTTTGCAAAGCCTAGAGCTGGTTTAATAATAGGCATTACAGGAAAGGAATATCATATCATAGATGAATTCTATAAACGAGAAACAGAAGTTGAACAGCTCATTCATTGGTTAGAAGCAAATGCAAAGGGATTTATGCGACGTATGAATGGTTATCACGATCCGTCAGATCCGCAGAGTGTTATGAAAATCAATAATGGCAATATGTTATCGTGTGATAAAGCACAGAACGCGGTTCTACCTGGCATTGTTGCAGTACAAGGTTTATTCCAGGCTAATAAAATAATCATACATTCAAGATGCGTTAATTTGATTTCTGAATTATTATCTTATGCTTGGAAAAAAGGCAGAGAAGACGAAACTCCAGAAAAAGAGAATGATCACTTAATGGATGCATTACGATATGCGATATATTCTAATGTCCCTAAAGCAAAACCCATACCGGGGCGATTTTTTTAATAAAAAAAAAGAGAGTGTGATATGTGAAAACAATACAAGACATTATGAAGGATATACTGGATGGTAAGGAATTTTCAAGGCAAGACATTGCGAAAGAGTTAGATACTAGAATACAACATGCTTCAAGAATATTTAATAATTTGAAGAAATTTGATGAGTTGGAAGTGTGCTTCAGAAAGGAGATTATAAGAAATAAGCCTTTTGCAATAGAGTTTTTGAGAAAAAAAGCTTAATAATATTTAAAGTATAACAATCTTTATATTACAAAATGGATAAAAATTCTGACCAATCTCCGCTTCCAGAAAATGGTAATATACCTATGGGTGAAAGTAAAATACCTATCGATACTGCAAAGTCACCACCACATTATTCTGCATATGGGTTAAGTACGGGCGATTATTGGAAGGCAACTATTACAAATACAGATTTCTATAAAACGAGAACAAGAGATGGTATAGGTAAAAAGATTGTTGTTAAATTGAAATCTGAATTATGGAAGAAAGGTTTCACGGTAACTCCTGATAAATATCAAACACTCATAGACGAATATCTTATGACCCAAATTGTTAAATATGCTTGGGATAATGCCTATACTTTCGGATGGTGTCTTATTTATGTTGGTTATCCGGATGTTAAAACTATTAACGATTATGCAACAGAAGCTAACTTAAATCAAACTCCTGATTATTTCTTTGTCGTTCCGCCAACATGGGTAGAGGGCGATATCAAGAAAGACCATCAAGGCAAAGACCCAGAAACTTATACGATAACTTCAGAATCTGGTACTGGTTTTAAAGTACATCGAACTCGTATGATTAGAGCACATCTAAATCCTGAAGAAAGAAGCAATTATGAATCCGCATATAATGCTTTAGATGTTGCCGATAATATTCTTTGGAGCGTAGGTCAAACATTATGGCGATATGCACAAGGCTTTCCCGTGCTTACTGTGAAAGATCCAGAAAATGTAGTTGATACGGATGGTACGCTTAAATCAGAGATACAAATATTACAGGACGATAATATTCTTACTAATATAAATTCGCTTGCTGGTTTTATCGGCGAAGACAGATATAATTTGGATTTCAAAGGTGTTGAAGGTAAAGCATTAAAGCCCGGTGAATATTGGGAAATATGTCTCGATTATTTGGCTATGGCAATAGATATACCTAAAGATATTCTAAGGGGTATAAGTGCGGGTGCAGTTACAGGTTCTGAAATAAACTTACAAGATTTCTATTCAACAGTACACGCTAAACAAAAAGATGAAGTTGAACCAATCTATAATTCTATGTTTGCAAGATTAAAATTGTTACCTCCTGAATACGAATGGATTCCGTTATTTGAACAGAATGAGAAAGAAGTGGCTGAGACATTAAAATTAACTGTAGAAGCCGCGTGTCTTGCAAAACAATGCGGGGCTATTAGTAAAGAATCAGTCTTAGAAATACTGAAGAATAGATTTCCGTTCTTAGAGAAATTAAACCTTCAACCTGGCGAAGAACCAACCGAAACTGGAACTCCGAAATTTAAACCGATAGATCAATTATATAATGTTCATTTCGATCCTAAATTTATAAAATCCCAGTATGATATTTCTGATGCGGAACTATTCAAGCAACGTGTTAATATGGCTGATGATACAAGTAACCTTCCAAAGAAATCCCAAAGAGTGGAAAAACAATACATGCGAGATATGAGCAAACTCTATAAGAAGAGTGAAGTGCAAGTTACTAATTTAATGCAGGCGTTTAATACTGATGCAGACCCATTTATGAAAGAGTATTGGGAGGAATAAAATGTCAATTAATGACGCCATTGAAAACAATTTCAGTAAGATAAAAAAATCTGTTGATGCGGTAATCCAAGCACAGAAGCCACAATACGGTTTACTAATAGATAAGTATATGGATGAAGCATTCAGGTCGGGAGTTCAAGCTGCAGAACAAGACCTTAATCTCAAAGCTAATTCTCTTTATGATTTTGAAAAAACAGCACCAGAACGTAATATACTGCGTGAAAATGCAAAGACCATAAATTTTGAATTGTGGGATGCAATAGATAAAGAGATTACACTCATGCTTTCCGATATACAATTAAACAATATCCCTTTTACAAATACCGCATTAAAACGAGAAATGCAAACTATATTCGCAAGACATAGCGCGAGGCTTGCAAGTCAAGTAACGACCGAAACAACAAGGGCTACAAACCAAGGCATTAAATGGGGTTATGATAAAAGCGGTCTTGTTAGTCATAAACAATGGGCTGCAATAATAGATGGTAAGACTTCTCAGATATGTTTAGATCTCAATGGCGAGATTAGAGAAATAGGGAAAGCGTTTAGTTCTGGCGATTATGGTCCGCCCGCGCATGTGAATTGTCGTAGTAGAATAGTTAAAGTTACATTAACATCCAAAAAAGAATAATTTATATACTTGTTATACAGTGTTTTACTATGGAAACAGATAATACGCAAAAAGAAATTATAAATGAATTTAAAGAAGCATTAGATGATCTTAAGGATAATAAGTTCATAGAATGCTGATTTTTTATTTATAATATAAAAAGAATAGAGTTCTATAATTTTACTATGGATGAGTATTTCGATAGTAATTTAAGAGTTGAAGGTTTTGATTTTGAAGAAACTGATAATAAATTCATAATTTTCTCAGTACCTATTTTAGCAGAAATGGTGCAAGATTATAATGATGGCATGGTTCTTAAAGATGCAACCGAGATTAAAAAAGTGGTTGTTCAAAACATACCGCTTACAATGGTTGACGAATCCCCATCACATCCCGAATTTCTAACTGGCGCAGAACCGTCTTATGTTGCCGATGTGCAAGTTGGTTTTATGACAGAACCAACAAGATTAAAGTCTACTGCTGATGTTGCACATAAAAGATATGCGGATTTCATTATCGATAATAACGATAAAACAAAAGTTCTTATTGACGATTATAAAAATGGCGGGTTTATTGATACAAGTATCGGTTTCAAATGTAAAGATGATAAAACCCCTGGAACTTTCAAAGGTAAAAAATACGATTATATTCAAAGAGATATTGTGTTAGATCATAATGCAATTCTCATAGATGCCCAAGGTCGAAAGGCTACGGGTAGAATGCCGAGTCCTATTGGTGGAATTGGCGCAGATTCAAACAATAAAAAAATACCGGGTGATAATATGTCTGAAGACATTAAAGAACTACAAAAAGATAATGCTGCCCTGAAAAAACAAATTGATGACTCTAATAAAAAATTAGAGAAAATTGAGGCTGATGCTAAACTTGCTAAAGAAAAAGCAGATGATGAAGCTGATGCAAAAAAAACTCAGGATGCTAAAACTGTTGAAGAACAGAAAACAAGAATGGATGAACTTACAATCGAACGGGATAATTTCAAGAAAGAAATTGATTCCAAAGGTGTAGAGCTTCAGAAATTTAAAGATGCTGAAAAAGAAGTAATGGATGCAAAAAGAGACGCTCTTAAAAAAGCAGATCCAGACCATGCAGAACTTTACGATACAGCCTCAGAAGAGCTTATCACTAAGTTTGCTGATAAGTTGAATGAGAACAAAGACAGTAAATCCAAAAATATCGGTGCTGACATGATGCCAATTAGTAGGAGTGCTAATGTTGCTGGTGATAAACGGATGAAAAACTGGAAGGCTAACGGTAATGTAGAACCTTCTAAGAAAGACAAGGGTGATGAATAATGGCTACAATATTACATCCAATGCCTTATCCTACACGGAATAAGAATTTCAGAGCTGCAGGTACTATTTCACCAGGCGATTTAGTAGTTGTAGATTCAAGCGGTTATGTTACAAGAACTACTGAAAGTTCTGATGACGAATGGATTGGACAAGCTTCATACAATGCAAGTCAATTTCAAGCTAATGATAGAGATTATTATAGTTCCGGTGATCAATGTGAAGTTCATCTAAGGGGCGATGTAAGAAAAACACCTTTATCTGTAACAACTGCATTAATTACTCCAGGTAATTTTGTAAAACTAGGTTCACCAGGTAAAGTTGCAGTCGAAGCAACAGCCGCAACAAAGACATTGAATACAGTTGGTATGGTAATCGTAGGCGGTTCATCAACTTGTGAATGGATTGAACTTTGAGGTGACTAAGATGAAAAATAATAATGATGCGAGCGCAACTTCCTTTCTGACAGAAGGCGAAGTTAAGGAAATCGAAAACGTTTTCCTAACAGAACCTGACAGAGCACTTACTTTTGATAAGGTTTTCCCAACAAAGCAAATGAAAAATCCAAATGCTAAATCTGGTGAATACTATGTCGAGAGTGATGATAGTGTTCTTGCTACTTTTGTAACTCGACTTAGAGATGCTAAGAATGTTACAGTACAGGGTAGACAAGTAACTTATTCAACATACAGACCTGCTTTATCGTATAATCTTGAAATGGCTGAAATTGAGCAATCAAGAATTTACAATACGCCTATTGATATCCGTGTTGTAAGACGTATGGTGAGGAAAATTTGGAATAAAATGAATTCCTTCGCTTGGGTTGGAGATTCTGAGTATGGTGTTAGTGGTGTCGTTGATAGTATTTCAAGCATGACTACATCTGTAGGTGCGGATATTTCTGCAATGACTACACCTTCAGCAATTGCAAACACGTTTATCAAAGCTTTCCAGGATTTACCTGCAAAATATAGAGAAAATTACACATATAATTTGGTTATGCCAGATGCTGTTTTAAAGTATGTTAAACAGATCGGAAATCAGACTAATGATAAGTCTGCATTTAATCAGATCCTTGACTCTATATCTCAGGTTAAAAGTATTCTACCGGAAGGTCAACTTGATGAAGCTACTGCAACGGGTGGCGGTTCTACAGTGGCTAAAGGTATTGCTTTCTTCGTTCCAACAGATGAAGATGCGACAAGAATACCTATTGGATATTTGCCAAGAAATCATATGGAAGCTAAGCCAAAAGACCAAGAGATTGATGGTTCTGGCGAAGCAAGAATGGGTCCTGTTGAATTAACTTTTCCCGAAGCATATCTGTATGTAACTACATTACTAGGTTAAACCTAGTTCTTTTTTCTTTTTTTTTCATATTTAATATAAAACTTAAATGGGTGATGGTATTGAGACAATTTAAAGTAAAAAGAAAAACTCTACACGTAGGGTTTAAGAAATTTGTAAAAGATCAGATTATAACTGAAGAAGATGTTGGGTCTGTTAAAATGCTTCTTACGTATGACCATATTGAAGAAATCAATATTCAAAAAACTATAGAGCCAAAAGAAGCCACTGTGGAAGAAGTTCCAGAAGAAAAGGTTCCAGAAGTTGAAGAACCATCTGAAGCTGCAGAAGAGGGAGCTCCTGAAGAAGATGATGGAGAACCTGAAGTTGCATGGACTCACAGCAAAGTTAAAGCTTTAAATAAATCAGAGCAAATTGATTTTCTTAAAGAATTAGGTGTTGATGAAAAAGATATCCCTGATAGAGAATACCAGAGAATCAAAAAGATTCTTGAATTAAAAAATAAATAGTGATCACTTATGACAACAACGCCTGAGAGGCTGGCAACATTGGAAAATGAGATGAAAAACTTAACCAGTGCTATTAACAAACATATAAAATGCACCGACGACAAGATAGAAAAATTAAACAAAAAAATTCAAACTAAAGCCGATAAGATGGAAGTTGATAAAATAAATAATAAACTATGGGTTATCGCTGGCACAACCATATTAACATTATTGACAGTAGTGGGCTTTTTGTTTTCATTAAAGATGGGATGGTTATAATGGCAAGTTATGAAAAAATAAGATATCGATTAGTTCAACAGAACGACGAGACTTTACTTCCCGATGCGGTGTTAGATGTATTCATAGCTGACGCCACAGATCAAGCGTCCGCCCCTGATGCTACTTCTATAGAATTATATGCGTGCTATTTAATAGCTCAAAGTTGGCAATCCCTAGGTCAAGTGACAAGAGAAGATGGCGTCACTATCAAGGTTCCAAATCCGCAACACTACTTAGATTCTTTCAATAAGCATGTTAATAAAACAACTCAGAAAGGCGTTGGAATTAAGAAAGTATCTGTGGATCAGCGATACAAATATTCTTCCAATGGTATAACTTTAGAGCGTAGATAATGATACACAATACAAGAGCGGTAAGTCAGAATATAAATTTAGTAGGCATAGATATTTCTGTGTTTCATTATGCTGATGCAAAAACACCTTCTTATAATCCTATTACTCAACGTCCTATTCTTACAACCCCTACGCTTACTACTCCTCGTGCGATTAAAACTAATCCGACTGAATTAGAGATACAAAATTCTGGTGGACTTATAGATAATAATACAAAGAAATGTGTTGTCGATATAAGTTCGGAAGCTGAAATAGGTGATACTGTCGTCTTAGATGGTTTGACCTCTGCAGGTTTAACAGATAGCGTTGTTCAATACAGAATTGTAACAACTAATATCAAAAATTTAAAGAAGGATTTGTTTATTAAGAATCAGAACGAGGAAGAGTACAATGGCTAAGATTACGTTTAAAGCACAATTAAAAGATAAAGCATTGAGGGCGTCTCTTTCTGAATTAAAAAAAGAATATCCAAATATGGCTAAAGCTTATAAGATTGAGAAAGTAGAACAGGCTGCACGAATCGGAAGAGAAAAATTCACTCCATTTAAAACAGGAAATTTAAAATCCACTTTGAGACATGAAGTTCGTGATGATGACAGGGTTTTTTATGTTGCTGGCGGAATTCAAGGCAAGGGCAAAGGCGGAAGCGTATTTGTTAATTACGCATATTGGGTAAACAGAGGCACTTCTAAATTTGAAGGGTTCTTTTTTCTTGAGAAATCTGCCGAGGAATCGCTAAGCACAACAAATTCTTTCGCTGATGAAGCCCTTCGGTCATGGTTGAAAATAATAGATTAATTGTTTATAATATAAAAAGAAAAGAATTCTATATATTTATAATTGATTAAAATTCGTTGGAATTTAATATAAATAATCTCATTGGAGATCATTATGGTTGTAAATATAGAAACGTATGATAAGGATATAATGGAATATTCCAGAAATCTCCTTCAGAATGATTCAGAATTAGCAACACTTCTCAGTACCGCTACTGTAATACTTACAACCCCGATGACAGATAATATTTTTGTTGGTCGACCAGTAAACCAGAAAAAAGGTTTTCGTAATCCGAGAATCGTTCTTGAAGCACCTATTAAATTACCAGGTAATGTTGGTGATAATCCCGATGCATATCAAGAATCAGAAATGACTTTTCAAATAAGTGGTTGGGTAGATAATAATCCGTGGGAATTAAATTTAAACGTAAAAAATAGAATAGAAAAAATATTTGATAATATTAATTATCAACCTTATAAGGGTTCTAATCCGTCTGGTGTGGGGCATTTCAAAGTAAACTCAACAGATAGTAATTTAGATCCTGACAAGGACAACACTTACCAAGTAACGATACTGGTGCGTGCATTTATAACAATAGACGGGTGATATATAAAATGGGAAATCCATTCATAGTAAAAGGCTCCACTATTAAATTAGGTTCAGGAGAAGAAGAATTGAAAGCGGTCGTTATTGACGATTATGATGTTGGTGTTGGACAAGCAACACAAGAAAAAGATACAGCAACAGATGGTACTTCATACAGTTATTCTGGTGAAGATGAAGATTCAAATTTGGTTCTTCCGGTTTTACTTACAGATGATAAGTTTATACCTATGATGAATGAAATTTATGGTGCTGCAACTTTAACAACTCCTTTAGGCATTCCAACAAGAACGTGGGATTTAAAAGCCGCAGGTACTGCCGACACTGCTCTTGAAATAGCAAGTCCTGAAACTTCCGATAGCAATATTGTAAAATGGGTCGCTGTTAATCCTAAAGGTTTAGGTATTGCGCCTACTTCCAATAAAGGTAAAGGATTCAGTGCTAATTTAAGTTTCGCATGTGACTATTGGCAAGCTGTTTATACCGGAACTCCGTTATAAGCTTTTTTTATTTTTTTATTTTTTTATAATTAATCAAACATATGGTGATGAAAACATGGTAGAAGTAGAATTTTGGAAACGGGGAGTGGATGAGAAATTGATTCCGCAAGAGCACACAATAACAATCGTATCTCATTTATTTAATGAAGAAATAGAAAAGTATGAGAAAAAATTATTAGCCGCTCAAATAAGCAAAGATGAAAAAAGCACCAAGGTGTATGAGAAAGTGCTAATCGAAATCAAAAAACATTTCGATGATACGGCAAAGAATGAAAAGATCACATTCCTTCCATTACTTCCTTTTGAACAAGAAAACATAGTCACTAAAAAAGGTTGTAACGGTATTTTTGTTGAAGATATGTACGCCGATATATGTGCCAACAAATGCATTATTCCCAAATATTCATACGATGAATGGAAGTCAATGAAAAATAGAACCTTCGTTAAAGCCATAGCTAATGAAATATTTGAAGCTTCACAATCTAAACTCACTGAAGAAGAAATCGCTGAGCAGGAAGAACTTAAAAAAAAAATTCAAATGACGATTCAGAAGGGATAGTTAGGCATATAAGTTGTATTTTACACGAATGTGGTTACAACTTTTTTAATATCCCTAGTTTAACAAGCCATGAAGTAAGACGTTTATTGCGTGATAGAGCGAAGATGAACGAAGATCCTGCAAAACGTAAAGAGCGATGGATGGATAATCAACTTGAAAAATTAAAATTAGAGAATTACGAAAATGACAAACAAAGCTGAAATCGAATTCATATCTAAGGACCAAGTAACTAAAACCATCACTAAGATAGAGAAAAAACTTGGCAGTTTGTCAAAAAAACTACAGAAAAATAATAAGAAAACCGAAACTTCTTTTATAAAAATGTCCAATGTTGTTGAGACCGCATTAGGAGTATCTATTGCGGGGGTTATTTCCAGAACAGCTAATGAAGTAAAAGAATTTTTCAAATCATCCATAAAAGGTGCTTTAGAATTTGAAAATGAATTAAGGGCGTTAGAGATCCAAACTAGAGGAACCGCCAAAGCATTTATTACAGATTTAAAAGTTGCGACCAAAGGATTAGTTTCTGATTTAAACCTTGCAAAATCAGCTAATAGGGCTTTAGCTTTAGGTATTGAAAAGGCAAGACTTCCTGAGTTATTTGAAGCAGCAGCCGCTAGAGGTAAGGTGTTAGGAGTTGATGTTACACAAGCCCTTGATGATATTTCATTAGGAATAGGTAGAGGGAGTAAGCTTATTCTGGATAACTTAGGTATTATATTCGATCTTGGTGCTGAATATGATAATTATGCTAAAACATTAAATAAAACGTCTGCTGAATTAACTGAATTTGAAAAAAAACAAGCATTGACAAATGCAGTTATTAATAGCACCACGGTATTATTATCAAGATTACAAGGAGCACAACAAACAACTCAAGATAGAATTGAAGAATTATCTGCATCTTTTGAGAACTTTAAAATAACAATCGGTTCAGGATTAAAAACTGCATTAGAATATGCTATCAATGGTTTTTCTTTATTAGATGAAGCAATCGTTGCCGCACAAGTTGAAATAGATGCGTTTAATGAAAAGAACGAACAATCCATAAGTATTTTAGAACGAATAAATCAAGCCGAACAGAATTTGGCAGAATCCAGAAAAGGTTTCTTAGAAGGTAATGTTCAAAAAACAAAAGAAGAATTAGATATAGAACGACAAATCGCAATTAAGCGTGCTGAAATTGCTAAAACTCAACAACAATTATCTGCGGATATCGGTAAAGGTATATCTAAAGACGAACTTGTGAAAGCAAATGAATCGATATTAATGCAGCAAAAAGCAGTCGATAAACTTAGTACAAAACTTTCACAATTTAAAGAAATAGCAAAAGGCGCATTTACTGCGGCACAAATATCTGCGGAAGAAGAAGGGGCGTTACCAGAACAGCAATTACCCGGAATAGAAAATCTTGAAACATTTTATGCTAAACAAATAGATACTATAAAGAAAAAACAGGAAGAATTAAATACGACTGTAATAAATGGTGCAAAAGAGTTAAATGAATTGATCATCGGAAATGGTGAAGAATTGACAAGAACAAATGATAAAATAAATAATCTTGCTTTAGCATATGCCGAAGTTAAAAAAGTCGTTGAAGAAATTAAAGGTTTACAAGTCGATATCAATGAGGAAATTGATAAACAATTAGAAAAACAAAAAGCTTCTCTTGCACAAACTCTTTTTCCAGATTTTGCAATGATAAACACTTTGAGGTAGATAACATGACAATTACAGTAAGAGAATTAAATGCGACAGGAACGATAATATTTCAAACTACTGCCAGTGTTAATGGTAGACCTCCAACCATATTCTTTAAGCAAGGCAGTTTTGCAAGAAATCCTGCGCCAGATTGGGTCACTAATAAAGCGAATGGTAGAACTGGTAATTATAAACATTTCAACGGTACTGATGATGAAGCGATAAAAATCATAATAGTTCTTTTGGGTTCTAATAGAAAAGTCAATCTTCAAACTATCCGTGCAATTGAAAATCAGGTTATCTATATCGATGATGGTGATTTAGATTCAAACAATAATGGGTCTTATGTCGTACTTGGAAAACCCACAATAACATATAGGGAATCAATCGGAAAGATGGAATACAGTGCGAATTTAGAACAATATAATAATTAAAAATGGCATTAAGCAAAACCGTATTTATTGGGGAAGTAGAAGTTACTAATTTCATTATTGGAAATAATGGTTTTGATAATGGATTTAAAGATATTCCCGAAGCTAATTTCCGTTTAGATTCAAGCATCCCGATGGATTTAAACTACGGTGACGATGTTTATCAATATATTAATTTCGATTCTGATTTCAAACATTTTGGAGGTTACATCTCGTCTATTGTAACACAAGATTTCTTTCACACAATAATAGCCCGTGGTTTTGCATATAAAGCCAGAGAGACGACCTTTACTGGGCGTTTCCGACAAGATACAGGCAACGGTAATATGAAGACAATACTCATAGCAATAATCACAGAGAAGTTCCCTGATTGGACTTATGACGATACTAGCATCCCCGATATCGATTATGATTTTGTAACTAAAACTTTCAATACTGAATATGTCGATGGGATATTTAATACGTTTGCAGATTTAGTGAAACGTATTTGGACTGTTGATAAAAATAAGAAATTTTCCTTTGTTGTAGAGACTACAACCGATACAGGATTCATAGCACAGAAGCCAGGTAATATTTCGGGCAATATCGCAAAATTAAAAGATGATACTAGATTCGCTAATATAGTGCGTGTCGAGGGAAAACAATATCCCGTTACTTTTAAACAAGAATTTGTTGGAACTGGAACTCCGAAAGAATACGCCCTGAGTGCATTTCCGAGTGCAACAACCCAATTACAATACGATGATGGAACCAATATAAGCGCAACTTTAGAAGGTGCCGATGATTATGACGATCCTGATACTTATGATGCATATTTTAAACCTGATGTGCCTTCGTTGAAATTTAATGTCGATACTGTAAACCTTGATACAATACAAGTTATAAATCAAAGCAAGGCGAGAATTACTGAGGAGATTCCGTATGCTGATAGTATTGAATTTTATAATCATGAGAAAGTTGTTATTATTACAAATGATTATATTGAATCGCAAGATGAAGCATACAATATTGCTAAAAATTATGGGGATGCATTTTCTTTTATTTTAGAAGGATTTGAGTTCGATATCCAAATAACGTCTCAACAAGATATTACAGATGTTCAACCAAATAACAAGATACAATTTATTGATTCTAAGAATAATGCTTTTTATACAGTAACCAGAGTAAGTGTGAATGAAAGATCATCCGATGGTTTAACATACAGAGTTGTTTTAAATATTTCTCCTAAAAACGCTTTATTTGCTTTAAACGATATACTTCGGGACCTCAATAAACGCGGTATCTCCGATTCTTCAGGTCAGGTCTTAACCAAGTTTTTATACTATGGTACAAATATCTATATCGAGAATACAAATCTTTCTTTGTTTAGTCAAGACACAGACGATGGCACGTTCATATTACAAAATACAGATCAACAAGATAATAGAAGCCTCATGGTGGAGATTTATTCTAATTGTGATGATGTATCAAGTTGGACTCCTAACGATTGTACCCTATCTGAAAATACAGATCTTTATTATGTTGATGAAGGCCATGCAATTAATATAGTTAAAACTTCCGCTATTGTAGATGAATGCAATGTTGATAATGCATATACTGGCGAAGACCTTACTGATTTTAAATTCTCAAACTTATTCAGAATAAAAGATAATACAACACTTGCTAAATTAGATTATGTAGAGCTTCGTTTAACTGATTCAACAGGTAAATATGCCTATGAGAGAATGACTTCTGCAGAAATGATAACGCCAGGACTAACAACGCCCACAAGTTGGAATTTTCTTGAAGTCAGTACAACAACTCCCGAAGGTGTCGGTGGAACTGGTACTCCCGATTTTACAGATATCACAACTCCGAGTTTACGTGTGAAATTTAATAATGTTACCGATACGTTGGCTGAAGGAGATTTTATTATGGATAATTTCATTTATTATGATGAGGCTAATGTTGTAAGTCTTGTAACTCCTGGCATAACTTATCCCGGTATAATGCGAGAAGATTTCACAACATCCGAATCAGAAGTCATAGTTTCAAATTTGGGAAATACATTTAGAGAACGTTTTGAAAATAGTGAGTTCATTGATTCAAGTAGTACCGGAACGCATAATGAATCCGCCGACACTTATACGCTTACAGCTTCGGAAATCCTTCTTACTAAATTACAATATAAAGATATTTTTAATATTGCTGCTTTATTATTATCGTTAGATAGTGATGATGATACTAGCGACCTTAAAGCCGAGTTTAGTTTCACTGAAGGCGATGATTGGATTGTCGTTCCCATAGGTTCTCTTACAAATATTGCGGGCATAATTAATTTCGGTACAAGCCCTATTTTTTCTGCAGTATTCCCTTGGATATTTAATGATGCTGGTGGAACTCAAGGTTCTTCGATGATGATGCGACTTACGAATGAAGGCGCAACAGATATAACGATTAATAAATATTTTGTATTTTATAATGTTGAGGGGTCATGATGACTTGGGACGAAACTAAGAAAAATGCAGCAGACCCTAATAATCCGGCTTCCGATGAACAATTACCTGCACCAGAATATAACGCCATGGTTACTGATCAGAAACTCAGAGGTAAATGGGAACTTGATGGCGATACTGCGTTTATGGTGGTGCCCGCTCAATTAGGTACTCCCGAGATTTTTGAATTCAGAGACAAGGATGGAAACCCTTTTTTCAGATATAATAAGACTAAGGACATAACATATTTGAAAGGTAGAGTTAGTAAATTAGTCTAATAATATAAAAACAACAATAATATAATAAAGATAAAAATGGCTTTAACGGTAAGTATAGCGAATGATGACCTTCTGGAAGAAGAAGCTCAAAACATATACGATAGTTATAAATATATAACTGTTGGAACTGGCGCTTCTTTGTTTAATAGTTCAACAGTACAATTAACTACGCCTGTTGAAATCACAACACCTAATTTTAATAAAGAAGAGACGACAGATTCGTATATAACCGGAAGATCTTTTGTGAAATTTTTTAGAATATTATCAGGAGAACCAGTATCTCAACCTGTTAATATTGCTGAAGTTGGTCTTGTTAAAACTTCTACAAATACGCCAGGACCCGGAATATATGCAAATTTAAGTGTGGCACAAACAAAAGATAATACAGTTCAACATAAATGGAGAGCATCTCTGAGAGTAAATAGACAAGGTGAATAATTATGTCAGATTTTCAAGAATTCCAAACTACAAATTTAAGTCCAACGGGTTTAAATGAAATGTTTAGAAAGAATTTAACAATAAGCCATCAAGCAATGATTGACGCCATACATACGCTTCAAGTTTCTGCAGGTTCTGAAATTGGAACTATAGAAAAAGAAGATATAATACGTGATATATTTAATGATACCACTGGTTTTTTTAATACTATAGATACTGGTAACACAACAGCTCAATTCTTATCAGATCATTATACTGCTTCAATAACAGACGGATCTCCCGCATCTTCTACAGAAGCTTCATACAATGATGACAATGCTACAATTACAACAGCGTGTACTTGTATAAATACTGGTTTTGTTTCTAAGGTTGTTTTTTCACATGGTACTACAAATCAAACAACTACTTTCATAAAATCAGATTATTCAGAAATGATAGTTGCGGGGGATAGTTTTACAGTTGTTTCACAAACATTTAACGTACAAATAAAAAATGCCAGCGGTACAGTCATTGCAACAAAAACGCATTCAGATACTGGCGGGTCTAATATTAGAAAATCTGGCAAATCATATACGGGTACCGATTTCTCAATGTCTTCAACTTATTTTCCTGGCAACCATGGAGCTGCTGCAAATGGCGAGATTGAATTTACCCCAGTAATATTAGGGGTTGGTGTTGTTCAAACTAACGCACAGTTCAGTGAAGGAGATAACATAACTGGTATATTTGCAACCGGAAGAAAAGATGATGATGGAACTAATTTAATCACTTATGATGTGAGTTCTGATAATGGAAGTACATATACAACGGGATTATCGTTAAATGAAATTAACACTATAACTTCAACAGAAGGAAATGACTTAATAGTTAAATTCAACATCCCTGCAAATTTAGATATTAAATTATATGGGTATTCATTACAAGTTGGACGATCTTAAATGAAATCTAAATTAATACTTGGACTTGTATTTATTATTTTATTATTTTCTTCTTTTTCGTTAGCTTACGATCCTTATGCATTCCAGTTTCTTAATTCATCAGATGATACTGTTGTTACTATTGGCGGAGAGCATTATGGTGATATTAATGCTACTAGAAATATAATGACCGCTTCTTTAAATGTTACAGATATTGGGTATTTTGGAAGTGGTGATTATCAAGCAATTATCCCTTATAGCGAGTTTGGTTTAGCAGGTTTTTTTTCAAATGGATCAGATAATTGGGTAACATTAGGAGGTTGGCAATATGGCTTAGATGTTGGCGGTGATGCATCTTTTAACAAGAACCTTGCAGTAGATAATTCAATTCATGCACAAAATGATATTACAGCAAATGACCAATTAATAGGTGGAAGTGTGACTGCAAATTGGGCTTCTTTGGGTAGTTTTTATACTAACTATTTATTTTCTAATTTTTCAGGACCTGTTACTATCTATGATTATCTTAATGTTACAAATACAACGTATCTTGATAATGATAAATGTTCTGCAGGTGATTTTTTGACTTCAGATACTACTACTGGTGAAGTGAGTTGTGATACTCCTACAAGTGGTGGCACAAGTTATTGGAATCAATCTGATGATTATTTATTTCCGATAAACCTTAGTAAAAAGGTTGGAATTGGAACAAATAGTCCGGACGTAAACTTAGATATTAATGGATCAGGGGATGTAGAAGTAACCATTCAAAGTTCAGATAATAATGCAATATTAAATTTAGAAGCTGATACCGGAAATACTGCTTCAGGTTCTGCACAAGACATACGTATAAACTTGCTAACTGGCGGTACTAAGAAAGCAGAAATGACATGGATTGAACAAGATGATGCCTTTGCAATCAATGCTTATACATTTGATAATAATCAGTTTGTTGTCTCTGGTACTAATAAGCGTGTAGGTATTGGAACATTCACTCCTTCTGAAGCTTTAGAAGTTAATGGAAATATCAAGATCACTGGTAATGGAATCATAGACGATAATTTAACTGTTAATGGGTTTGTAGGAATTAATACAACTAGCCCTACTTCAGCATTAGAAGTTAATGGTATATTAACATTTACAAATGAATCACCTACAGGAGTAGCAAAAGGGATACACTTTTTTGATGATTTTAAGTATGGGATTGAAGCAAATACATTTGAGGATGCAGAAACTGATTATGGTATGTGGTATCCTTATCTTGCTATTGAATCTAATTTTCTAATAATAAGTAGTAATGCTACTGAAAGACGTCAGAATATATTTGGTAATTTTGAATCTCAAGCAATTTTTGTATCTTCTAGTACCGGTACAACATTACAACTTTACGGTGATGATCCTTATGGCTCTGACCGTGAAGCAATAGTATTACACCCAGGTGGTCAATCTACATTTTCTCACGGAGATGTAATTGTAGGTCCTGGTGGTGGATATGGTGCATTCACAGTTCATGGAAACACGGCTTTAAAAGATAATTTAACTGTTGATGGACTTATGGCACAAAATGCGTACGGTGTGGTTAATAAATTTGGAAGTCAAAATCCAAGTTTTAATCATGTTTATTCAACTGCTAGTGCAGGATTTGCGTTTAACAAAGATATAGATCTAGTCAGTTCAGGAGGTTATAATTTCGGTTCTGCATCGTATTATGCGAATGGAGTAAATTATAAAGTATTATACGATAGAGGTTGTATTGTTGATATAGATTCGGAGGAAGCAAAGAACCTTATTAAAAATTTAGGCACAAAACGAATTTCACAAACAGAAGCTATCGAGAAGATTGCTAATAATGATTTTATTAATAATACTATGTTTGATATGCAATTACGTAGAGATAAACAACTCGATAAAATGAAAGCTGTTGGTAAGAAAAAACTTGCCGAATTATCATTAGATGAAGTAGAAGCTGTTCGAGATTTAAACGATCAAAGTTTAGCAATAACAAGTAAATCTTCAGGTCTCAGTGCAGAAGAAAAATTTGAAGTTGCAGCAGTAATAAAAGAAGATTTCAAAACATATAAGGATTATGCACTTAATGAAGTTGAAGCTGTACCCTTGACAGAAGAAGAAGAGATTGATGATATTGCGAAACTATTCGCATCACGAAGATATAGAACAATAGACGTAGATGGAGAAATTTATTATGAAGGTCTTGCAGATTCTGATGGCAAAGAAGACATGCCATTATTAGACTATTCTGATTTTCCAGATTATATATATGATGACGGAACTTATATCGCAGAAAATGATATGTATGATGATGCAGGAGATACTTCTAAATTATTATATAGAAAAGGCGATAAAGTACAAGGCAGAGAAGGAGTAGATGTTTCAGGAATTATAGCCATGCTTATTTCGACAAGTAAAGCGGTAATTTACGAGAACGAAGAATTACTCAGTCGTGTTGAAGAATTAGAAAAAGAATTATCATTGAAAAAATTAGAAGATAGAATAAAAGTATTAGAAGAAATGTTAGATGTTAAAGAACTATCTCCTACAGAATTCAACTGTTTTGATGAAAAGCATATACTATCAGATACTAGAGAATGTCCTGGTGGACTTAGTAGTATAAATGATGACGGGTTACAAACTAGATGCTATAATGAAATATCAGGTTGGTATGTGTGTAGTTATGGATGGATGAAAGCAGGATGATAAAATTGAATAAATTTTTACTTTTTTTATTAAAAAGCTGTCTAAATTCTTTATGGAATTTTATAGACAAAAACAAAGATGGCAAGATCGACAAAGCAGAATTGAGTTCAATAAAAGGCTCAGTAACTCGATTAAAAAATATCATCGCTAAACAGTTTCCAAAGAAAAAGAAAAATTAATACTCAGTGTTTTCTAGCCCTTGTCTTATACCACCCCCGATGTTTTGGCAAAGGCGCACTATGTTTTAGCCTGTTGTTATCACTCCGATTGCAGCAGGTTTATATTTATGTAACATTTGTTCAAAATGGATATACCTATTGAAATAAGACGTTTATTTGTATATTCGGGTTTTGAAGAATTCAAGGCATCAGAAAAGAAAGAATCTTATTATTATATGAAAAAATAAAGTTGATTAATATGGCGAAAGAAAAAGAAGAGGAATTAACACTTGAAGAGATAACACAGCCTGAATACATGCAACTCATAAACGAATCAACGCAAGCATTAGAACGACAGGAAGAGAAGTATCTGGCTAAGATAGATACTATCAAGAAATATATCACTGACTTATACTGTCAATATAGAACAACACAAATGTACGAAATGGATAGTAATGTCAAATATTTCTTTGATTCCAAAAGTGGCGAATTATCATACAAAACAACAAAGCGCCCTAAATATATAGGTTTTAACGATGAAGCATAATAACATAATATTCTCTCTGGAAAATAGACTTGCAAGGATTAATCCTAATAGACTTATAGAGACAGAGCTCGAATATATCCTTGAAGATGGTACTGAAGGAGAAGCAGATATTATAGTGATTAATATAGCACAGAATTACGCTTATGGCACAGAAGTTAAAACTAATGATAATTATAAAAATAGACTTAAAGCAGATATACAACTCTTGAAAGATAAACAATATATTTTTGAAAAATACGGGATCACTAGGGTTCATAAGTTCTACGCTTATAGTGATGATGATAACGGATATGTGATTGAGCATGTTAGACCTTGAAGAACTCACACACATACATTATGATTCAGATGCATATAAATCGATTCTAAGAGGCTTTAAAGAAAAGCTACCCAATATATACAATTCATTGCAAAGCCTTATTCGTGGGCTAGAAAACGCAACACAATCGAAAGATACGGTGTTATTCAATCATTTAGAGTTCTTATATGCACACGCAATGGGATATTACCAATTTTTGATCACAGAACATGAAAAAAACGTATTCAATAATATCTATATTACGCAAAGAGATGCTTTCAAAAAGAAAAAATAATACGTATGATTTGGTGTTTTGTACGTATTGGCGCCTGAACACCCCCGCCCCTTGACTTCTTATGGAAAACTCTATTTCTCTTTTTTGGATGTTTTAATAGTGTACGTACGTACTACGTACGTATAGAAAAAAAAGCATTAAATATATAATATATATAGGCGCCAATACGTATGATTTATTGTTTTGTACGTATAATGTGAAAATCCTTGTGAAAAAAGAAATATTTAAATATGAATACACTCTTAATTATTTTTATGAACGATACGAATAAACTCGAAAAGATCGAGATTTCTAAAAATAACGGTAATTTTTATTATACTGGGACTGTTGAATCTCCGGATAAAGATGGTTTTGTAACTATTAAAACTGTGCGTGGTGAAGTTCTTAAATTCAGAAAAGAACAAATAATGCAAAGAAGACGAATTGATACTAAATTAGAGGATGATACGAATGGGAAAATCTCACAAAACAATAAGTATTCCGGATGATATTTCTCAAGATATACAAAAACGGAAGGAAGAGTGCAGCTTTAATTTTTCAGATTGGGTTGAAAAGATATATAGAGATTCTTTCATGAGTATTGATGATAAAAAACGTGAGATTGCAGAGTCTGAAAAAAGAATAATACTTCTAAAAGATGAAATCGATCAAATAGAAATTCGTAAAGAAACATTTGGTAGTTCTTTAACACGTGATGAGCTTAGATTCATAAAACAAATCCCTAAATTATTATTTGAAGGAAAAGAATTAGAACCGTTATGTACTCGTTTTAATATTACATTTAAGAGAAAATTCACAAAACAGGAATTGAAATCATATGTTAAGTTCTATAGTAAAAAATCAAGCTGATGTTAAGAAATTAAGATATATCTATATTATAGATGTTGATAATAGAGGCAACAAGAGTAAGTTTTACGGTATTAAATTATGTCATTATGTGGGACAAACCGATGATATTATCAGAAGATTGAAACAACATATCCTGTGTTTGAATAGTAAATTCCTCTCATATAATTTCAGAAATGCTCAGAAGAAATTAGTTTATGTTGATTATATATATGGTACTGAATATGAAGCCATAGAGTTAGAAGTTAAATTAAAAATAATGAAGCGAGATAAGAAAATAGATTTGATTTCTTCTGAACAGAATAAATTGATTAAGTATGTGCCGTTGAAAGCCATAATTTTAAAGAAATATCATAAAGATGAAGAACAAATATGTATTAGAATGTGATTGAAAGTGGAAAATAAAATAAGAATGTTTGAGGGATGTGCGGGTTATGGTGGCGGATCGTTTGGATTAAAGAAAGCAGGAATACAATTTGAGTGTGTTGGCTATTCAGAGATTGATAAGTACGCAATACAATGCTATGAACATAACCATAGAGAAGTTGTTGATGATTGGGTTCCATATAATGGCTCAAAACGATTTATGGGAACAATGAAAATTCCTAAGAATTATGGTAATATATCTCTAATAAATCCAGAAGATATTCCTGATTTTGATTTATTCTTAGCGGGGTTCCCATGCCAATCATTTAGTATTGCAGGTAAAAGAGAAGGCTTTGAATCTAAAAAAACAGGCAATATATTCTTTGATATATGTAAAATACTAAACCATAAGAAACCTGGGTATGTCGTATTAGAAAATGTGGCAGGTATCTTAAGTCATGATAATGGTAAAACTCATAAAACAGTTTTAGATACATTAAAGAAAATAGGTTATGGTGTGGCGTGGAAATGTCTTAATTCTAAAAATTATGGGATTCCTCAGAATAGAGAACGTGTCTGGTATGTGTGTAAATTAGGCGGTTGGGATTTCATGGAGTTTACGTTTCCCGAGAAAGAGAAATTGAAATTAAAACTTAAAGATATTCTTGAAGATGAAGTTGATGAGAAGTATTATCTGAAAGAAGAAACTGTAAAACAATTATTACCAAACCAAGATGTATCGTATTGTATTGATGCTAATTATTTCAAGGGGACAAATATAAAAGGGTTTATCGAAAAAAAAAGATGGCAAATTATTCAAGTAAATAATCCAAAGCATTCTAATGATAGATTATATTCAGAAAAAGGAATAAGCCCAACATTAAATGCTATGCAAGGTGGAAACAGACAACCGTTCATAGTAGCGTCGCGAGGAAGAAATCCTAAGGATCCTTCAGATAGAACAACGGGAAGTCCTACAGAACAAAGACTAGAACCGCAGACAGACGGGACGAGTAATTGCTTATCAACAGTTCAGAAAGATAATTATGTATGTGTTAAGAATGCAACAGCTAAAAGGTATCAAGAAGTAAAACCTGGCGATGGAATAAACCTCGAACAACCAAATTCTGAAACAAGGCGTGGAAGAGTACAATCGCAATCTGTTGGTACATTGCAAACAAATGACCAACGTGACGTATTAACTGAAGATATGAGAATAAGAAAGCTTACACCGACCGAGTGTTTCAGACTCATGGGGTTCTTAGATGACGGAATAAACCTAGAAGGATTATCAAATTCTCAACGCTATAAATTAGCTGGGAACGGTTGGGATATTAATTTAGTAAGCAAGATATTTAAGAGATTATTTAGTAATAAATTTCAATAAGTTTAAATAACAGAATCATCTATATTCATATCCAAGGGGTCGGTTGGGGAACTCATGATGTAAAGGGCAACCCGGTATTTCTTAGGAATTATCACCTCCAAGTACCCGACCCCGCCTTTTTTCTATTAAAAAACGAAATATTTATATATAAGTATGTTGTATAATATACAAGAACTTAAAGATTATGCAACTTGGAGGTTGATGAATATGACAAACGAACGAATTGATGAAGACCTTATACCTGCTTTCTATTGTACTTCTTGTAAAAGCTACGTTGCCAAAGATTGTGTTAGTAAAAAGCATGATGAAAAGAGATGTATCTGTATTGATTGCGATATGAAAATAAAGAATATGTTGAGAGAACCAGTGTTAATGTGTCAAGAGTGTGGACTTTCTACTGATGACCTAAAACGATCAAAGAAAACTAATAAAATGATATGCACAAAATGTCAGGAAAAGGAGGGATTATAATGTATGTTGAAAAAATAACTTATTATGATTGTCCCGATTGTGGAGAAATTCACGAATCTCTTAAAGAAGCAAAAGACTGTTGTCCTAGAGAATTTGAAAAAACAGTTAAGTATATGTGTGGAGATTGTGGAGAAGAATTTGACACAAAGAAAGAAGCAGAAGATTGCTGTAAGGATGATCATGATGATGCTTGATAAGAATGATATCGTATTAGATTATGGTGACAGGGTTAAGTTTACTCCTTTAAGGGATGAGTTGTTGTGTGAAGTGAAGCAAGATCCTGAAACTAAAGAATCCTATTTGAAGCTCATAAAGGGCAATACAAAAATAATAGACTGGGTCTTTAATAGTGAACGAATAGTGAAGGTGAAATAGGTGTCAGAATTCAAAGACACTGAACAGTACAAATGCACTCTCTGTAATAAAACACATAGTAATTATGAAGATGCAACAGCTTGCGCATATCAATGTTCTACAGATCGTATTGAAAC